CGGTGGTCGCCGTATCATTAGTATCTTCCCATCCTTTGTTACGGTAAAGTCTGCTGGGTTTGCTCTGCCAAATCGCGCTTTTGCCTCAGCAGCAAATGGGTCACTTCTCAATCTTGCTGCTGGTGACATTGCCTCTCTTCTTTGCGCTGCCGATGCTTCCAATTCTCCTGCATTCCTTAGATAACCAATATTCCCAGATAATTTACTACTAGTTCCAGAAGCAAATCCCTCAACTTCCTGTATTGCATGCTGAACCTCATGTAATAGGGTGGATCGTATTTGTCCTTGAGCTTGTCTTGGGTCTATGGTTACAGTAAATGTTTCTGGATTAAAACTACCAACCATACCACCAGCTCCAGAACCACCCTCTTCAAAGACTACCCTTAACCGTTTGAATTGAGGATATTTGTTGTAAAGTCCTTTGTGATCAAATATATCTTCCAACCTAGCAACGCCGATTTTATAAGCCTCGCGCAGTCCTTTATTTTTTATTACCGCTTGTCTATCACTTATCTCAAACCGTATCTTTTTATCTATTAAGGATGAAAATGTGGGCAATTTACCGGCTCCGGTACTAGCTGTTAATCCTGCCGTTAATCCACCAACATTCATTGCCATATTTGAATAATCAACTGGTTTAATACCGAGCCTCTGTTCTATAGGAATAAATGGATTACCAACATTCACGGTATTGGCTTTCCCCGTTTTGATGGCGTGGGTTATAGCGGCTCGATTAGCACCAGTTTGGTTAACGAACGAACGAAAGTTGGCTCCCAGTTGCATTCTCCCCACGTTATACAGATTGGTTAGTGGGTTACTTCTTTGGGGATTAAGATTTATTTTGCTGGGTGAACTTACTGGCCGCACCTGCGGTTTCCAATTGTTTATTTGTGATAAAAGTTGGTTACTTGGTTTCTGTTGCCAAGTTTGAATCGATTGTGTTCCGGATTTAATCGGGTTCAGATCTGCCGTTGCCAAAGTAGACAATCCCTGCTGTACTCCACCCAATACGTCGTAATATTTCTTTTTAAGAGAGCCTAAGTCCACAAGCCCTCCTTACAATAAACCGGATAGTCTCTTTTGCTCGTCCGTGTATATACCTACTGTTTGAGGCGTGTAAGTTGTTCCCCCTTGCATAAACGTTGAGAGAATCTTACTGGCATCGACTGTGGGGAATTTGTATCCTTGCATCTGGCCTAGTTGCAGAGCTAAGTTAACTTTCTGGGCTTCGACCTGCTGGGAATAGCTTTGCTGGGCTAGTTTGATCTCGGATAGCCTCTGGGACAGAGCGGCATTGGCTGCCTCAATAGCGTCTGCCCGTTCCCGGTCACTAAATCTTAAGTCACTTTGCACCCTGGATACAAGATCCGCATATTGGGATTCAATGTCTTTAACTGCTAAGGCTAGTTCGCTGGTCTTTTGGTTCAAAAAGTCATCTAATTGGTAAACTCTGTCCTGGGCGGCTTTGACAAAGGTGGCCCGCTGTTGGTCAAACTCTTCCATTGGTCTTGAAAGGATGTCCCCGGCAGCCGAGGAGTTAAGAATCCCCATCGCTCGTAAAGCATTGCGGTTCTTAGATTGGGTAGTCCTAGCAATATTCCCGGCTGACTGGATATTAGCGTCTCTATCTTCTAAGGCAGAAGTCTTTTGAGCACCCACAGAGCTTAATAAACCCGTCCTTTGCAAATCAATGTTAGCCAAGGCGTTGGTTTTATCAGTTGCCAGTTTAGTCAGGTCAAGATTGGCAGTCTCTGATAAGCGGTCGTATTCGGTGTTTAAAGAGCGAAGTTGGGATTCAGCAGCTTCACGGGCGGCGCGTTCAGCATCTGATTCGGTATTAACTGGAGCGGAATATAGGTTTTGAGTTGGTACAGATTGGGGAGATCCAGATAAGGTGTTGGTGGACCCCAAAACTGATCCGGTGGGCCTTCGTAAGGTAGACGCTGGTGTATTTGACCACGCACCACCAGTTGGCGTTTGAATGAAATAGTAATTACTCGCTTTTGTTCCGTAACCTGATGCTGGACTATAAAGTGGTGCTGCCATATTCTCCTTATAAAAAAGCCACCGCTTCGGGGTGGCCTGCTAGATACTTTGCTAGTTAGACTAAGGCAATTCTAATCACCAAATAGATACAGTCAACTAAATATTAAAAATGTCCTCCGGTTTTCTGTATCCTTGGGATTTTGGTTTGGCGGTCAAAGCGGCAGACAAAAGAGTGAATTTACCAGAGGAGTTGTTTTCCAATCTTAAGCCATAAGACCTGGCTGATTCTAAGTTGAGATTCTTAATGGCTATCAGTTTCATTTCATCTGAGCTGGTGATAGATCCCGTCCCTACCGATTCGCCCAATAGGAAAGGAAAGACATAATGACCTAGGTTGATAGATGGTTGGGTGGTGGTGAGGTTGATGGTGGCCTCGGTTGAGACACCGTCAATTATTATCTTTAAAATTACGTTTCCGGTTTGATTCCGGGTCGTTAAGTCCACGCCTTTTAAGGTTTTATAGTGGTTTAATCCGGTTTTAAAACTCTCGCTTCTTATTTCACATTGGGCATCGATCGCGCTCCCAAAATCATCCTCACCATCAAACATTTCCTTGACATAACCTGATGAATCGTCACCATACAAGATGTGTCTCTCATTGGTGGAGTCGTTATACACCGCAAAACAGTTGGCGTTAACATTGTTCCACACCGGCAACCAGCCCAAGCGTTGCCGGTCATAAACGATAGCTTTGGCATTAGTGGTCTGTCCTCCATCGGTATAAGCGAAAATAACCAGGTTCTGCCCGTTCTTCTTTGCATAAACAGCCGCCATATTTTCTTTGTATGCCGGGTCGATAGATTCATAGGTGGGTCTATGAACTACTGATAGCTCGTTAGTCCTCAAAACATCAAAGGCAAACCCCTCACTGTTGCCCAAGGTATATACGCCATCTTCCCCGGCAAAGAAGATGTCATTCTCAACGGCTACGATTGACCGAGGGGCGACACATCCCACCGCCGCGCTGACCTGTTCGACTTGGGGCAGCCCGGTAGTCGTAAAGTTAAACTTATAGATTGACCGCTGCTTAAAGACGATCAGCGAGTCTTTAAAGACGATCATCCCAGTGATCTTCTGGCCGTCATTTTTAGCGATGTCGATAAAGCCCCCTCCGCCGCCGATGGTAAAGTCCTCGACCTTATCCCCGCCACCAGAATAATACAATCTGGAGGGATTGGCCGTGTCCCCTCCCACAAAGAGCGAATCTTTATAGACTGCAATATATTTCCCGCTCTGACCACCGGTGGAGTTACCCTCTGGTGTGGTAAATGCTTCATTGGGGGTATGCTGGTTTTTGTCTACGTAAGTGGTGGAGCTATTGCCTTCAAGATATGCCATGAAGTACCAGCCCCCGTCTTTCCGGCCATAGACGTTATAGCCGATGGCGCTTGTGACGGCTGACCAAGTGACCGTCATGTAACTGGAAGTATCTAAAGTGGCTGCATTGAGCGTGTCAGACCCAGCGGTGGAGCCGGTTGTTTCGCCATTGGCAGACACCGCCGTGATCTTGTAGGAAAAAGTATAAGAGCCGGTTGTGCCGGTCCTAGTGACCGTAGGCGCATTGGGGGCAGATAGGGCTGTAAATGAAGTAACCGTGGAGCCACCGTAATAGGTTAAAGGGTCGGTCCCATTCTCCAGGTATAGTTTATCGTAAGCGATCACCCCGTTCGTATTTAAAGTGGTAGTGTAGGTGTAACCTGATACGCCTGCCCAACTGCCGGAGCTGTACTCTTGCAGGGCTGTCCCGCAGGTACGCAGTAACTTGACCGTCCCATCTGATTTGTAATAGGGAAATAGACCAGTAACTCTTGATCCAGAAGATGAACCATAATAAGCCTGTCCGTCCCTGGGAAACTGGATCTTCCCGTCTTCAACCAACTGGACATCGTACCCGTCCACGATCTCATCCGGCCTAACTTGGGTCTTGGAAACCAGGCGGTTGATCGACCGCCATTTATCTAGCGTTACCTCCAGCTTTTTGCGAGGTGTTTTAGCCTGTGTATATTGGCGCATACTAGTAAGAACCAATGCCACGAGATTGGTTCATGTTTTCTATAGCTTCAAACTTGTATAACTGGTTGACATTGGGGCGGTTGTCCTCCCCGATGGCATCGTCTAGTATTTGTTCCCCTATTTGGCGTTCCTGTTGGGCTATTTCCGGTTCGTCGTCACCGTCGTAAATTTCGGCGTTGGCATAGCGGGCCAGAGCTTCCATATCGACGCAGTAAACGTATTCAGCCGTGGTGGTTTTCTTGGGAGGGATCCAGTAATAGGTGTAAGTGATGGTATCTGAAGCAGTGGGGGAGGGGTTGATGTGCATTTTCCAGAGTTTGTTAACCACGTCATACCAGAGATAAACCAACTTATCGGAATTGTTCTGATTGTAGAGTTCCTTGTATTTGTGGTAATCAACAATTTGATACTGCTTATCAGCGGTGGTTCCCCCGACAAAGACTTCGGATAAGCCGTTCAATCTCATGGGGTAAGTAGCAGAACCGATGGTGTAATCATTAGTGCCATCACCGCTGGCGGTTTGGTTGGGTAGGACAAACAGTTTAAATAGTTTGCGCTTGGCTAATGCCTGTTCTTGCCTGGAAACTGACCTTATCCTCCGTGCGGATGTATCGGTGGTGGATTCTCCCCGGTAGTCAGAGATTATTTGCAGTACGTTTTCTATAGTATCCTCGTACAATGTGGCCATAAGTTTTCTCCAAATAAAAAGGCACTCTTGTGAGTGCCTGCTAGTTACTTTGCTAGTTCGGTTAGGTTAATCTTAGTCGGATTGGGTTTACAGTCAACTTAAAATCTAAGGTGGAAAAAGTCGGTGACCCTTAATCCCATGTGACCTCGGTCGTCCATATAAATTGTTTCTTGTTGCCCAAACCCATCTACGACCACGATTTCCCTTACCCCCGCTTTTTCCCAAGTTGGCACATCCACAGCGACGCAGGTATCAGTTACGCTTATATTCCTAGCCACGTCAAACGCGTCAACCGTGAGAGCATCGGTTATGGTACTGGTATCGGTAACGCTTGACTGACCATCTCCCCCATTAGTTGTAAGGCTATCGGCAAGCGTACTGGTATCTTGAACGCTAGCTTGCCCCGCCCCACCAACACTGGTTAATTGGTCGGTAAGGGTTGAGATACTTTGAACGGCGATACTTAACAACAATTCAATAGCGCTTACGGTTGGTGTGTCGGTAATGGTGGTGGTGTCTTGAACACTTGCCTGGGCATTCCCTCCCTTGCTCGTGATCGCGTCAGAGAGAGTAGAAATAGAACTCGCAAGAGCGTAGTTATCCCCAGACGTGTTAACTAGAACTTGGTCTGATAGGGTAGAGGTGCTGGAAACAGTAGCTTTAGCATCTCCACCCTTGGCTGTAATGCTGTCTGATACTGTCGAGAGAGAACTGGTGACAGCGTAGTTATCGCCTGAAGTATTGGCTAGGATAGCGTCGGCGATGGTTGAAATATCACCAACATGGGCTTGTCCATCTCCACCCTGGGCAAGAATAGCGTCGGCGAGGGTAGAAATGGAGGAGGTAGAGACATTGTTAGGAATGATCGAAGTGGCTTCAGTGGTTACTTGGTCTTGAACGTAAACTCCGTCTGAATACCAAGGTGGTAACACGTCCTGAGCGGTGGAAGTGGAGGCGGCTACGACATTTAGATTTTGAACTTCTTCACCTACCCGTTCAGCGGTTAGGGTATCAGTTAAAGTCGAAGTAGAGGCCGTGGCTGCTTGCCCCACCCCACCGGTGGCTGAAATACTATCTGAAATGGTAGAGGTGGAAGATGTGGCTGAAACAGCGTTTCCGGCTTTAGATGTGATGCTATCTGAAAGAGTAGAAGTCGAAGCCACTGAAGCTATGCCAGCACTGGTTCTGATAGTAATTGAGTCGGTGGCGGTGGAATTGCTTTCCAGTTCATTGGTTCGGGCGTTGCCCCCGACTGAGGTGATGCTGTCAGAAAGGGTAGAAGTAGAGGAAGCAGAAATGTTATTTGGACTGAGAGGATTTTCGTTGGCAGTAACCGAGTCAGATAGAGTTGAGGGTGAAGAGGCGGAAACACTTAAATCACTGGCACTTGCTGTATAGGTGGCGTAGATGGATATGTTCCAATCAAGCTCATCTGGTAAACTTTGAGTTGATGGAGTATGTGGATATGTATTATTATTCCATCCAGCATATTTGTCAGATGAGCTATCATACATGAAACTAACTCCAGCTTTTGTTATGTATAAGATGTAGTCATCAGCACTCGCTGAATATGAACTTTGTAAATTTTCGGTATTCCAAGTATCAGCAGAGGGCGTAAACCCATCAGTTTGTGCTAATAAGTTTGCGGTAGCTGAATCGTCATATATGGCGAGGGTGGTTTCATAAGTTGGTGTCGCTGTGTGTTGGCTTAGACTTTCTATCGTTCCTGCTTCTGGTAAAGCAAACTTCTGGTAATAGATTCTTTCTGTTGTGTTTTCTTGTGGAGTTCCCCCCACACTCGTATACCCAAACGTAGGGTCTACCACTACCGGATACACCGCATTATTTAACCAGGTCTGGTCAACACTAATCGTTAAAATGCCAGTCTGTTCGTCTAAGGATAAAGTTCCCCAAGTTTCGTTATTGTTAGAATCCACCACATGAGGCCGGTAGACATGGAAGGCCTTACCAGCCTTGTATTCCATGCCAACCGCATCGTTCATCCCACCCTTGGTCTTGTGGTAGACGGCGTAGGAACCCACTACGTTTTCGGGTCTTTGTGCGCCTTGGTCTATTTCCTCTTGAGTTAGTGGGGGTTGGTAGAACCAGTCTAAGTTTTGGTTATCAACTTGGAATTGGATGTAGTTTTGGGGCGGTTTAGCTGGAAGCCACACCTCAAACTCAAAACCACCCTCATCCGAAGCGTCTGGTTTATCATAAAACACCGCTTTCCACTCGTTCTGCCCCTGCTTTTTAATCCAGGTGATCTTCGTGCCGTCATCACTAAACGAAGTATTCCCTGGAATATTGGTGTCAATTAAGCGGATACCGGCATAGACTTCCCCATCCCAACGTTTAATCTTGACCTTAGGGAAGAAGTCCGTGGAATTATCAGCGTCACCAATTTCTACCTGTATCCTGTCTTTAGGATTGTCCTTAGGTGTGTAATCGTAGTGCTTAGAATTTGAATGGTAATTAAAACTCATACAATCCTCACCCCCGTACCGGAACCGGAAAGGTTGATATTCAAAGGTTCTCCAGGCCCATCAATTCGTTCAGCAATCACTACATCAGCTAGTGTTGTGGTAGAAGCAATGTTGGCTTGTGCATCCCCGGCTTGAGCAGTAATCGCATCAGATAAAGTAGATGTTGAAACAACAACAGCGTCATTGTCTGCGGTGACTGTAGCGGTAGCGATGTCTGCAAGCGTAGATACTGAAGCGGTGTTCGCCAGGCATGCACTGGAAACAGCGGTAATGGCATCATTTATGGTTGAGGTGCTTGAGGTGCTACCAATAGCAGCTCCCCCCACTGTCGTTAAGCTATCACTCAGAGTTGAGATGTCTACGACAGTCCCGCTCGCATCCCCGCCCTTGGTAGTAAGACTATCTGATAGAGTTGAAATACTTGATGTTGAGGCAACCCCGTCTCCAGCCTTCGAGGTTATCGAATCTGAGAGGGTCGAAGTGGAACTAGTGCTCGCATTCACATCTGATAATTCAACCGTACAATCATCGTAATATGTCTTGAAATACATGTCGTCATTGGCATATATTGCCCATGAGGTCGCGTAATACACGTGGGTTCCATTAGCGTAATTATTTGATTCACTCGTTGTCGCTATTTGGATCCCGTCAGTTGTTGAGTATGACCAATCACCAGACAGAACAACGTGGTACATCGTTCCCGAGGTAAGTTGTATCTTGTTGATTCCAGTAAAATTCCAATTGTAATCAGTCGCTGTCCCTGAAATGGCGGTCACGTTCCTGGAATCGCTTGTGGCTAGAAGTGCATTTGGTAGTCCATCCCCATCGTCACTATATATCTCAGCCCACACATTACCTGAGGGAGAGCCAATCCTCTTATTATTAAAGGTCACATAACATATCTCTGCCGTTACTGAGGGGACAAAACTCTGACCCACTTTTACATTAAGTACGGAGGTATAACGAACAGTGTTGAAGTTTCCCGTATTAGTTTGTTGCTGGTCTAATGTAGTGGTACAGACCTCCGGAGTAACTACATCAGATAGGGTGGTTACGTCGTTGGTAGTAGCATCGTCATCTTCAACGGCTGTTTGTAATTCTGCCGTTGGCACATCATTCACTGTAGACACACTGACCGCTTCGGCTACCCCGCCTCCAGCTTGAGAGTCAATGGTATCGTTGAGTGTTGAGGCTGAGATAGTAGAAGCCTGACCATCCCCTCCCTGGGAAGTAACGACATCATTTAATGTTGTGGTAGATGAGGTCGAAGCTAAAGCATCACCGGCTTTTGAGACGATCGAGTCATTTAGCGTGGTGGTTGATGAAGTATTTATGTTCCTAGGAGAAACGCTTGAGGTAATAGAATCTGATAGGGTAGAAACAGAAGCAGTGGTTGCCGATACGATAGCCTCTGGAGTACCGCCCTTGACCGAAACCGCTACACAAGACGGATAGCTCCCATAGAACTGCATGGTGGTCGTGCCGCTCGTCCCATCCTTAGTGCCAATGACCAATTCACACGAATTGTAGACGCCAGAATCAAGAATTTCGGTTTGGCCAGAGCCGTCAGGGGCAGCGTTGCCGTCAGTGGTGGTATATGAATATCCTCCCACTAAGCACAGGTCAGCGGTGCTGGTTGAGAATGAATCCGTGGTTAATGTCTGATTACCTCCAGCAGAGGTCGCCATTGCCGCACCAAACCCGCGTATTGGGTCACTGCTTGTATCAACATCCTTTAAATAGACCAAGTAAAAATTAAAACCCTCGGTAACATCAGTATCCACATAATCCCAAGCGAACGTCTGCGTTCCAGTTGATGGTTCGTTCAACCGCCACACCCCAGACCAGCCATGATTTCCCGTTGTTTCGTACGAATCCACCAAACGCACGAGCGTGAACGAATCACCACCAAGAGTGATCGAAGTAAATCCCTGGTCGGCTGAATTATCCCAATACGAAGCGAATAAAATGACGCAGTCTGTTCCAGTGGGAACGGTCACTGAGGTGCTACTGTCTACCGTGTTGCTTTGTACCAGTGAGGCTGTCCCCGCTTGTGAAGGAATGGTCGCTCCGCCGGATAGTTCTAAGGTCGGGGAATCAGTAATGGTGGTTGTATCGGCTACAGTAGAGACGTTTATTGGAGACAATATAACTGTGGGGGAATCGGTGGTGGTTGAAGTTGATGAGGTGGTTGCGGAAACATCTCCCGATTCCACTAAGCTGATATTGATCGATTCCCCAATGGTTGAGGTGCTAACCCCATACGTAGCTGAGCTTAATTCTATCGCTACTGTAGCGTAATTGGTGACAGAGGTGCCGCCATGAGTAATTGTTGCAGATGTTTCTCCTGAATTTAGGTAGCTGGTTTCTAAACCGGTTGCTGGTGAGGGATACCCATTATCTTGAGCTTCTGAGTAAGATGGGCTTGATCTTGGAGTTATTCCGGCAGGAGAAGAACCATTAGCTACCGCTGCAATAATTGGATTGATTATTAATGGAGTAGAAGACAAAACCGGAGCTGGAGTAGTACCACCGGTTCCACTAGATACGCCACCATTCGATCTAACTGCTGTTACACCAGCACGCGGCATTCCTGATATTCTAAAAACCGCTAAACCGCCTCCAGTCGAACCTGTTTGAGCCGCCGTGAATATGGTAGAACTAGCTGACGTAATAAAAGAAGTACGAACCCAGATGGTCAATGTCCCAGTAGTGGAAAATCCAGTTCTATCAGTGTCAACCTGGCTATAAGTACCAGATGAATTATTATCGGTAACATTGGTTGTCCCACCCGACAAACCAGAAGTACCAGCTACAACCACAATCAAATCACCCACTGCCGGAGTTGCCGTTACCGTTTTATTACCAGCAGTAGTATTCCAAGTTACTCCTGAATATGTAATTGTAGCCATAAAAAAGCTCCCGTTATCCGAGAGCCTCCTTAGTTGGTAATTTGTCACCTACACTGATATTTATCGCTGGCCCCGCCCTACTTTCAACCGTGGTCACGGTGATGTTTAGGGGAACTGTTTCATCCGTGTTTTTCCACTCAATGATCTTGAACTTGATATAATCAAGCACTTCATCGAGTGTATCAAACACCATTTGGACGTCTTTAACTTTTATTTCTAACATGTTTCTTTTTCTCCGGCATATATTCAGCCGGGATACCACCTAGAGGAAACTGCCTGCCTTGTTCGTCAATATGGGTACAATATAGACCAGTATCGACTAGGAAGGGCGATTTCTTGTTAGCAAATCGCTTCCAGCCAGCTTTCTCTAGGTAATTACCCTTGATTATTCGTGTACAGAACTCTAAATCCGAAGTCCCAACCTCGCCCATGTAGGTTCTCAGGTCTTTATGGTAGACGATACGGGCCGGTTCACTGAACACTCTGCGGGTCATCCGACCACCAACCATGTATTCGGGAGAGTCGTCCCACAATGCTTTCAAGACTGAGGCGTGAATGAGGATACAGCCAGTGGGTACGCCATCCACAAAGAACTTCGTCCCCATCTTCCAATCCTTAAAGAACGAATTGCCTCGACCTTTGTAAACAATAGGCTCCGGGGGTATAGACTTAGTAAAATACAGTCCCGAAACGATGGGATACTTCTTATCCAGCATGTACTTGTTTATCTTAAGGAACGCATCGACGGGGATGATGTTGTCTTGCTCAATTAGCCATAACCACTCGAACTTATCACGTATCACTCGCTCAACGATAAGGTTCTGGGCATCGGAGACTTGGAACCTGAGAGGCATGGCAGAGTTAATAAACTCCAGGTGTTCTGATAGACCCCAATTGGTGGGAATAACTTGGTTGTACCTTCGCTGCACCCATTCAATTCGAACCAATCCGGTCACTGGTGTACCAACCATGAGGCGTTGCTTCCACATCCCCTTATTCTCTTCTATCTCAAACTTTGGTTGATGGGTCTTCATTTCTTCACCTCCACGTAGATAGTGTCGTTACGAAAGACGGTCTTGCCCTTCTTTTTCAGCTTCTTAGGGAAGGTGAACTTGCCTAGTTGTTTAACAGGAGTGTTCATTCGATACACACCCACATATCCTTCCTTGAAACCGACCGAGGTAATGCAGTAGTTAATGAATTTTGGGTTAATAGGGCAACAGTGGTATTCTCCCCCATGTGCCTGATTTCCGTAGATCGTTTGGGCAATGTCCACGTATCGTTTGAGATCAAAATCAGGGAACGTGGTCATCCGCAACCAATCAATAGCCAGACCGTCAAAGTTGGGACAGGTCAGAATAAAGGTTCCGCCCGGCTTTAAAACTCGGTATATCTCTTGTAAAGCGGGGATTATCTCCCTAATGGGCATATGTTCTATCACTTCGTGGGCTTCGGCCCAATCAGCGTAGTTATCAGGGAAGGGCATTTTCTGAATATCGGCTTGAACAAACTCCGCCCCCTTCTCGAACATGGCGTATTTGAACTTGCCTGTCGCTTCTTTGAAATCTTTGTCGGCTACGTACTTATCGACGTTTATCCATCCGCGCTTTGCGTATATCCCACTTCCCAAATTAAGCTTTACCATACGATATATCCTCCCGCCTCTTTGAAAGTAAAACCTCCATCAATCCATTCTGGGTGAAGCTGATATGTTCGATTCGCCAGGGTTTAGGTTTGTACTGCTTGTAAAGGAATTGCCCGGCTTGTTGTTCAAGAGGGTCAAAGTAAGCAAATGTTCCCTCATTACACGGGTTCACGTTACAGGGGTCTTGGTTGAACAGGAACGAACCAGGATAGGGCGTGGTCAACATGAACTGGCCATCAAAGCGAAGAACTCGCCACACCTCATTCATCCACTTAATAAAGTTGCCACTATCTCTGGGCACTTTCTGGATCACTTGGTCAGCCCGGACGATATTGAACGTATTGTCGGGGAATAACCAGGGTAATTTGTTAAAGTGCCAGATAAGGTCGCCTTCCACCGAATCCATCTCCAAGAATCCTTTTTGGGGGTTGAGACGGCCTTCAATGTTCAAGTTAACGAACTGCTTATCCTTCAACAATTTAGTAATGTTCATACTGTATTGGGCTGCTTGAAGGGATTGGCGACCCTTGCAACATTTATCTTACCTGCCACCGCTCTCTGGTAAGCACCTTATTGATTTATAGCTAGTCGTAAACCTCAGCGGAAAACGGCTAGCTATAGATGCTGAGGTTTAATTGTTAACACCCGAGCCAGATTGAATCTGCGCGCAAACTCAATCATTAGGCGGACGGAAATTGGATATCGTACGTGAGGTTAACTGCCTGGTTCGTTGCCAGCGTACTTGACGCGAACGTGTTCCCAGCGAACATCGAACCTGCACCGGTTGTTGAAACAGCGTACAGACCAACATTACCAATCGTGGTAGAAGCCAAGACGTTACTGGCTAATGAACCAGTGAACCGTAAGGTTCTGGAAGCCTCGACCGAACCAGCGACTGCAAACGAATTGTCGGTATCAGCGATCTCAGCCGGAAGTGCAGATGAAGTAGAAGCCACTGTACCACCAGACCCAAGACGAGCCGAACTGACCTTGCTGGAACCAGCGACCCCACCCATAAGCTCAACAATGTAGTGTTGCGCTCCTAGGTTGGTGATCATGTTGGGTTTCCAACCAGAATCACCGACGACTTTCATCTTGCCGTTCTTATCCTTCTCCACAATGTTCAAGCGGAAAAACCCGCCGTACTTTTGTGTATCTTTCGTATTTACTCACCTCCCCTTAAAATGCTACTGAATAAGTGTCGTATGTCAATGAGCCATAATTGGCCCAGGCATCGGCATAACTGGTATAAGATGCGTTATTCTTTTTGGAAGCGTAGCGGTTTGAAAGTCCGCTAGTCTTATCTACCCGTAAAATGTACCAATCCCCAGCTGCATCCTCTTTACCCACGTAAAATACCGTTTGGTTAGTATCAGTGGTGTCATTAACTGCGTATTCCCCGATCGCAATAGTAGTCAGCCTTTTAATCGCCCCCCCATCTCCGGTTAGGGGATCAAAAGCGGTCATTTCTACCATGGGCATCTGGAACTCATCATCAAAGCCCATATTCGCTACATGGGCTAGAGAGTGAACCTTTGGATTTCGACCATCATTTAAAGCCATATTTTTTTCTTTTCCATTTCTTCAAAGACTAGTTTATTCATCTCAGATGACGATTGCGCTCGGGCCAGTCTCATAAACAAGACCCGCTTTTCTTTTGGGTCTCTAATAAAACTTAGTTCCTTCCATGATTTGACCACTCCCCCGATCCGGTCTAGTACCACTTCCGGGTCAGCGTCAGGGTCTAAGCCCATTTCCCACTTTAGGCTGTCCAGGGTTTGTTTAAATGATGTTTTGGTGGGGGTAACGCCTCTCTGTTTTAATATATCCAGTACATAGCCCCTGACCTCTTTTAGATTTTCCTGGCTTTCCTCTGGCAAGTTCTCTATCTGGTCATCGATTCCCAATGCCTCCAGGGTCACGTCAATCCCCCGGCTCTCCATCAGATCAACCGGCTCAATGTCTTCCGGGTTAGTCTCAGCCCCAACCTTATTTGTCTCTGGTTCGGGGAGAGTTTCCTGGGGCACTGGTGGGGTATAGGTTCTAACGACAGTATCCATATAATAAAAAAGACAAGCGCTAGCTTGTCTGCGATCGGTTTGATCGAATGACTAAGTAACTTTTAACCTATGACTTAGGTACAGTCAACGAATTATATGCATCAACCCATTTGTAGATATTTGACTCCAGGTTATACTGCTGCCTGACGTGGGCATAGGCTGAAGTAGCGACATCATCCCGTAAGGATTTGCAGATGATCAGGTTCCTTAAGGCTAAATACCACTGGTCCTCATTAAAGGAAATTACCCCCCGTTTTCGTGAATCAAAGTTTTTCCGGCTGTAGACAGTCTTTGAATACACACCCGGAATCTTGGCGATAGCATACTCCAGGAATTTAATATTGCTCTTACATCGGTTGAACTCAGTGTTTCTCAAAGGAGCCAGGCCAATATCCAACCTCAAGCCGTGTAACTTGGAAGGCCAGGCTTCAAAGGGGACGCCCAGCATACATTCCGCTTTTAATCCTTTAATGTAGTTTTTTAGCCTAGGTTCACCGACAAAAACATACTCAACGTCTAATTCTGACTGTATTTTCCTCAAGACCGGCAGGATACTGACCAAGTCTGGTAAATGGGTGATGGAGCCAGCCCAGCCGACCCGTAAGCGGTCGTTATGACTGGTTTGCTTGGGCAAGTCCCAGCGCCGCATATTGAGGTAATTGGGCAAAACCCGCACGTTGGGATTGTAGTCTTTTAGTTTTCTGGCTAGATACTTCGTGGTGGTCGTGACCATATCGGCAATGCCCATCGTGGTTTTGATCACTTCGGCAGCGTCAGTGATATTGTGATGCTGTTTGTGGGGATTGGTAGCCTCTATCTCGATCCGGTCGTCCTGCTCCACCACGATCTTCTTGCCCCTCTCCTGCTGGTAAGCGTAAAGGGTGGCAATGCCCTGCTTATCGACGATTCCCTGCAAGACATAAATATCAGCCCAGTCAGCGACGGCGTCATTGATACCCGTATCGACAATTTCCACCTCAAATCCCTTTTGGCGCAAATAGATAGCGGGGTCTTCTAAGCGCCAGTAACGGGCGGCGCTGGGGTTGGGGAACATGGCTACTTTAGTCATTTTGCACCATTTCACTAGCAAATTTAAACTCTGCATCATGTGGCATTTTCATTAGGTTTAAAAAACAATCTTCTAGGTTGTTAGATGATGGGGCAGTCATGTGGCCGTGAAGTTTGAGGGTGTCGTAATTCGACTCCCAAAACTGTTCTTCTATTGAGTGGGTGTAAACGTAATACTTGTTTGTTTTCAGCATATCCGGTTGGTTTCGATCCACCGCCCCCCACCAGCCCTTTTCGTTCAATACGTCTACTACTTCCTGGTTCCACAGCCAGTAAGGAGCACAGAAGCCGTGTTTGTAGGGTAATTTGTCCCTACCAAATGCCTCTTTATAAGCATCAAGCACCATTTTCATGGTGTGACGATCGCACTTCTCAAACTCGTTGGGCAAGTGTATCAACCCATGAGGAACCAGCTCCACCCAACCCAACATCCTCTTCAAAGTCTTTAATTTCTCGTCCCGCATTAGAGCCAGTTGCCCCATTTCCGTCTCGTAATCGTAGGGGATGTGAAATAGCGTGACTTTTAAACCGGGATAGTGTTCTTTTAATTCCAAAAGCAGGTCGTAATTGGTGCGTAATACAGAAGAATCGTGTATATCCAAGGAAACAGTGGTCATTGCTTCTTTCCCACGGCCATGATGACCAATAAATGTTCTAGATCGTCCAAATATTTGAACTTCACTACAGGAAAACCATAACTATGGTATAGATCTTCGATATCTTCATGGATAAATTCCCACACATGCTCCTCACTAGGGATAGAATTTCCGTTTGGAGTGGTAAGAACGAACTTTCCACCAGGTTTTAAGGCGCTGTAGGCATCCAAAAACAGCTTTTCCGGCTCATCCAAGTGCTCCAGCACCTCTCCAGAAAAGACTAGATCGAAATAATTGGCCGGAATTGCTGTCAACTGACCTACCCGACCGGTTTGGTAGGTAATGTCACTGTGTTTTTGGCGGTTAGCTTCTATGACAGAATCGGAAATATCCACTCCCCACACCTCACAAGTAGGATAAGTGTCTTTAACAAGTTCAGTGAAGACTCCCATTCCGCAACCGATGTCTAAAACTTTATTACCAGACTTAACCTGTTTAAGCGCAGTCACAAATCTATTAGTGGGGTTATCGTAATATTTCCCAGACCGATATATGTCATTCCAGTAACTTTTAAAATTAATGTTAGGCTTGCCGGTTCTTTTCATAGGTATTTACCTTTTCCAATACCCGCTTCTTAAAATATTTTGGGTAATCGGTCTTCTGGGCCTCAGTTCCCGCAGGACCATGATTGCAAAAGTAGTTTTCTAGGTAGCCCATTTGGTAACCCTCATGGAGTAGGTGCTGGGAGAACTCCAAATCTTGCACCCCATGCAGGGGCGCATCCTCATCCCACTTAAAGTTCTGATAGGCTTTGGCTCCCACAAAATGGCAGATCCCGCCCAAGTGTTTGGTCATTCCCAATAATTCGCCTCTTATCTGGCCGTATCCAATTCTTGGAGAGCCACCGGGGTTGTGCTGCAAGCCCTGGACATAACAGGAAAGGGCCAAAAGATGGTTAGAGTTGTAAATCTCGACCATTTTCTTGAGCCAGCCGTCAGTCAAGAACATACAGTCATTATCCACCTTCACAATGATGTCGTATTTCCCAACTAACTTTTCAACAATCTGATTTGAAGCGATCGAAATCCCTTTATTGTCAGGGTTTAAGATCAAAGCTTGTTTATTCTTGGTTTCCTCCAGCCACTCACGAGTCCCATCGGTGCTGCCATTATCGACAATATAATGGTAAAAATCATACCCAGCTGTTTGGTACAGTGATTCAAAGCATTGCTTAGTGTACTCAAGGCGGTTATAGGTGATGGTGTAGACGGCCACTTTAGGAAGTTTTACTGGTCCTAAATACGGTAAGTGAATTTCTAGGTCAAAAGCGTCCCATTCCGGGTGAAAGACTTTAGTAGAACCCAATGGCACTGAGGGGCTGTTGTCAGCATTTCTATCCTTCACCGTCTCTGATTTCATGTCAGGATGGGTGTGGTAATCGGTGATGATAATGGGGACGTGCTTTAATCTCATCCCGGCCTTAGCCATCCTTAGCCATAGGTTCCAATCCACGTACTTCTTATAGCGCTCGTCAAAGCCGCCAACGGCAAACAAAGCTGATCTCCTGATCAAAACATCTGAAGTGTCAATGTAGTTTTTCCGCAGTAATAGGGTGGGATTGAATTCGCCTGTCTGCCCCAGACGGGGATTGAAGCGGTTATCCAAGTCAGTGACCCACCTGTCCCCGTACACCCCGTCATAACCGTCAGTTAGGTGCTCCATTAATACGGCTAGGTGGTCCGGCCTGAATTGGTTGTCTGAGTCAAGGAAGGCAATCAATTCATGTTTGGAGGCTTGGATGCCTTCATTCTTGGGCTTGGTATCAGTCCCGAAGTTCTTATTGCGTTTGATGTATCTGATCCGGTCGTCCTTGAATGAGGCAACCATCTCCTCTGTGCCATCCTTGGAAGCGTCGTCCACAATAATCAGTTCGTAATCTTTATAAGATTGTGCCAAGACACTTTCAATCGCCTTTTTACACATCTCCCGTCTACCGTGGTGGGTAGTCATGACAATACTAATCATCACTCCTCCACTACTCCAAATATCTCATCAAAGCGGATGATCAAGTGAGGCTCACCGTTGAGCTTGACGTTTAAGCCCGCTCCCTTCCTAAATAAGACGGTATCCCCCTCTTTGCAGGGGGCTTCGATCTTCCCATTGATGACCTGCATTTCGTTGCCTACCCTGATTACCAGAGCCAGGTTAGATTCATACTCTACATTATCAGGGATAAATATCTCCCCTTCTTTTAACCCTTCTTGCTTGGTCTTTTTCACCAGCACTAAACCGGGGGATGGTTTCAAACCTCCCATAAGATAGCCTCCTTCACGTAAATCATTAATGATCTTTTGTTCTTGAGCTTGTTCTGCCTTGATCCGTTCTTTAACCCACTGTGGCTTGTCCTTGGCCCAAGCCGCTTTTCTTGATTCCTCATACTTTCTGGCCTGGGGAGAGTTGGCCATTTCTTTCTGGCGATCAATATCAAAAGCTTCAGCCGCTTTTCTGGCAACCTCTGCATCCTCCGAATGTAGATCTTTCTCGTAAACTTGCCAACTGGGGGAATACTTCAATGGGGACATAAAAAAGACGACCATACGGTCGCCTGCTTTTACTTTAAAAGTGTAGCGTTACCTCAACATAGCACAAAAAAGCCCCCATTTCCAGGGGGCTTAATTGGAACTAACGCCAGTTTATGCAGTAGCACTAACTGTGTGGTTCATGTTGACAAAGAAGTTCGAGTTCAACTGTGCAGCTCCGAACGTAGTCTTCCAACCAGCGGTAGCCACCTTCTCAGTCGGATCGCCAGTGCCACCGGAACTAAATCCCTTAACAAAGGTTTGTAAGGATTGAAGTTCGGTTACGCCAAAGGCGTCACGCCCGAAGAAGGAAGTAACGTAGATGGAAGCAGTTGCGGTCACGCCCGTACGAGGTACGGAAGCGTTGGAAGTTTGAAGGAACCTAACACCCATAAGTTTGCCAATTTCACCCGTTAAGAGTTTAGAGGCATTAGCATCGGTGTATTTGTTCGCATCAATCCAGCCGCCAGTCGTAGTATCGCCTTGCAAATCGTATAGGGAGTCGGGATGGATCACAGCGACCCAAGAGCCATCTTCCAATTGCATGGAGTCATTACGCAGCAGCTTGCGGGTTGCACGTCTGACACCTCCAACAGTCAAAGTCCCAGTTGCGGGAATTGAAGTCCAAGCAGCGGCAGCAATGCTACCAACTACCGTGTCGAAAGTACCAGAGTTCTGCACTTCTTTAGCCACGATCGTGTCGATGGATAACCCAGCGTTGTAGGCTAACCGTTCCATAGCGGCTTTCATCACATCCCCGAAGCTGGTATAAGCCAGAATATCAGAGATAGAGACGGCAGCGTCATATTGGGCGGTTGTGCCTGTCACGTTGACGGCGGTCATGGAGACGGCGGTCGTAGGAACGCCCTCACCTTGCCCAGCAGTCACTAAGGGCAGATTGCTCCAGCGGGTCCAGTAAACTGTACCAGCGCCATATCCACCTTCACCCTTTTCAATATTACGGTTGACCTGTCCTAACTGTTTGTGGACCAATTTAGATTGGGCAATCCGTAAGAAAAGTTTGTCGTAATAGCGGTTTTTAATCGCTTGGGCGACAGTTGTCGTGGTTGATTTTGCGGAATCAACGGCCATAAATATTTCACCTCATTCCAATAGCCACTCTTACCACATCCCGTTTTGTTTCATGTACGCTTCTAATTCCTGTTCGGTCATAGAGTTGGGGTCAATCTGGGTCTGGCCCCTAGAAACAACGCGGGTGGTAAGCCCACTGTCACTCTGTTGGGATTTAACAGAGCGCGCCTCTTCCCTAACTAAGGCTTCCTTTTTAGCCAGTTGTTTGGCGAGTTTAAGCGCCTCATGTCCTGCCTCTAAGGGAGTCATGCCAGGGTTGGCTCTAAGTATGTTAAAGCCAAGTTTGTCTAACTCAGGGGAATACTCCTCTTTGTTAGGGTCAAACTGGGGCAACGTCATCTTGAGTTCGAGAATGTCGGCTTTATCGACTTTAACCGGTTTGCTTTCAGACTTAGGTTTCTGCTGTAAAAGGGCTTCGCCTTTGGCTTTCTGAGCTTCCTGCTCTTCTAGCTGTCGTTCATAGTCCTTCATCTTGCCGTAAACCTGGTTAAACCTCTTCTCAGGGACGTACTTCTTGCCTGATTCATCCTCAGCGAGTGGTTCTCCATCTTCAGGTTCAGAAGCCTTGGAAGCTTCCTCTTCCTGGACGGGCGGTGTCTCTACCGGGGCTGATTCATCCTCAGTCGTTTGGTTCTCTGGGGCTGATTCCAGATCGGGGGTTTCTGACTCCTCCACCTTGCCCTCCTCATCAGTCACCTGATGCCCATCGAGGGCGGCAGCTAGTTGGTCGGCCATGTCGTTCATGGTCCTCCTTTGTGCAGGGTTAAGTCCGTAACCCAGAACGGCCAATTACTAATAGCAGCCTTGTGAGGCTGAAGTAACCGCCAGTAGCGGCTAGTTTAGGCTCGCAAGTCAACTACGCATTCATCTTTAATTTTTAAATAGCCGGGGACTTTCGTTCCCCAAGGACAATACACGCAAGAGATGGTCCCGTCATGGTTATCTCTATAACCTTTATGCGTCATCCAATTGTTTTTAGTGTGGGTGGCGCAGATATCTATCGGCTGTGGTCTTCCGATATAGTTTCTCCCTTGCCAAAAGTCAGTGTCACTCTGAGGCGGCAGGGGCGGGACGCTCTCGCTCATTCTTTAATACCTCCACATCGTCATTGATCTGGTTCATGAGCTTTCTTAAGCCGATGATCTCCCTGCGTTGGGTTTCAAACTCAGAGATGGGCTTAGCATCTTGAAGTAGCACCTCATTGACGAAGTTCTTGACCAGGCTCTCATAGTAGCCGGTGATCAGTTTCCAGCCTTTAGAGTGGATGATCTCTTCAAAAGCTACGCCTCGAGCGCAAGTTTCCTCTAACTGCTGTTTCTGGGCATCAGTCAATTCAGGCCTGTCCATTGAGTCCTCCTTCAACTGGTGGCAACGGGTTGCCCACCGGAGCTGCCGCTACCTGGTCCATCATTTCTTGGGGCATTGGTTGCCCCTGTCCCATCATTTCCGGTGGTTGGATATCGCTTAGAACGTCCTTAGCCTCGATCCCCAGCTGCAACTTATCAAATACCTTCTCAGTCAGATAGGTGTAATTGAGCTGTTTCTGCTGGGAAGCCAGTCCTTGCACCCAGGCCGGGTCTTTGATCTTGTCTAACGCCAGAAAGAAATTCTCTTGTAAGGCAATGGGGTCATTCAGCTGGTCAGAGGAGACTGAGGCGATGAAGTCATAATCCCCCACGATAGCCGGTTGGATGTCTTCGGGCATTAAGTTCAAGAAGGCGAAATTGCCATCCTTAGACAGCTCCAGTTTGGACTGCACCTCTAGATCACCCGGAACGATGGGGTTGCCTTCCATGTCTATCTTAGCCAGGTCAGTGTCCTGCTTCATTTGGTCGACTTGTTCCCGGCCAATGATCCTAAGCTTCTGGGCTTCGGTGGTGTATTGGATGCGTAAGTCTTTCCACTGGTTAGCCACCCTTTGAATGACCATGTGATTTAAGAGCTGGACCTTTAACTTGAATTGGGCGTTGGCTTCTTGTTGGATCAAACGGGTGCCGGTGGCTGTTTCGTTGGCGGTGTGGGCATTTGAGTTTATCCCCGTGGTGTAGTCAGTGATGCCGGTGCCATTCTGTAAGGCGCTAGTCAAGTAATTCATGGTCTGAACAAAGGTTGCCCCGGTCACATCCGGTATCTGGACAGGTTCGACCGCGGTCATATCGTTCGTGGTAATGATGTTGCCGGGTGAAGAGACTAAAGTGTGCATATCCACCCCAGAGTTCTTTTTCACCTTCCACATAGTCCTTAACGTTAATTGGACGTTGTCTAGCCGTTGGTTTAAAACAGCATTGATAGCCCGTTGCACCCGGTCTACCGGCTCGATCTCGCCCATGCCGTACAGTTCGCCTGGATAGGTGTAATCAACCCCGTAAACGATGGGGATATCCCCGTGAAAGTAGGGGTTTTCTACTTCCCGTAAAATGAGGTCGTGTTCGACGGCGTAATCACACCATCCATCACGGGTAAAGCGCCTAAAAATGACAATGTCGGGGTTTGATATATCCTCGCCTTTTAATTCTTCGGTGGATAGCATCACCCGCCGGTGTTCTCGGTACTGCATGCCTTCAGTGGCACTATCTCCCATCTTCTTCTTTTTCTTGTCCTCTAATTTCTTTTCCAGTTCCTTTAAGTTCTGGTAGTACTCTTCACCTCTGGTTTCATTCTCGGCTTTTAATTCGTCTAAGGTCTTGAAGGTGCGGTAGATAAACCATCTGAGATTGTGGATATTGGAAGCATTAGGATCGGGGAAGCAGTCGTATATGTTTAAAGTCTCAAAGTTAGGCCCGTCAAATTCAGTCACGGTCACTTGTTCAGCGTTCTTGGGAGTCCAGACTACCCGGCCATTGATCTCTTTCGGGATCATGCGGGTCTTGGCCCGTTCCCTAAAGTCCCAATAGGTACGGCCAAACGAAGTGCCAAAGATAAGCATGGCTTTGACAAACTCAACTAACTTAGGAAACATCTCGGCCCGCCGCCAGTCGTATTTCATCAACGCATTTAATATTTGGGTGGTGACCACATCCCCACCCTCAAACGGATAGAAAGAACCGGTGGGTTCATTGGCTACCATCCTGGGGGTAACGGTCTCGATCACCCTGAAGACCCTTGGGTCAAAGACTCTGGCGCCGTGGGGGTAGTTGTTTTTATCTATGTAAGTCCTATACAATTCCTCTTGATCATTCATCCGTTGGTGAATGGAGTCTAGGTAACGCTTAGAAAAGATAAACTGTTCGTGGATTTCCTCTTTTAACTCTTGCTCTTCTTTGTTGTATTTCGCCATAAATAAAAAGACACCCATTCCGGGTGTCCTGCCTGTTAATTTAACGGTGGGGACTTAATGACTTTTAACACCTGCCCAACTTACAGTCAACGCTTCTCCTTCAACCACGTCTTCCCTACCCACTTTAACTGCATTTTGGTAATGACCCCTGCCCTGACGGTAAATAAGACCTCAAAATCCCCGTAGTCCATATTCTTAGCCGCCTCCCTGAGCACTTTGATATGCGGTTCCTTTTCATCTAAGATCTCGGCAAAGTCTTCGGCAGTCATCATGGGCATATTTACACTCCTATAACTGAATCGCTAGGTTTGTAAGTAGGTAAATTATAGACTGGCTCATGTTTCTGGTAACTCACTGCAAAGTACCTCAAAGCGTCTAGTGCATGATCATTCGCCTTTTCCGGCACATCCGGTTCGTTTAGGTCTTGAGCTTGGGTGACGCTTTTCTCTTTCCAACGGTAGGTTTCAAACTCGTGGATGAGGTTGGTGCAAGTGGAGGCTACATATAGCCTGGCAGTTCTATCAGGAACTTTTGCCACAATATGTCCCGGGGTTTGTTTTAATTGTTCCGCTACTTTTTCTATACCGAACCGAACCCATGTGTTGAAGTTGGTGCCGACTTCTTTGTTGGCCGGGGTGATGTAGATGCCACGTTGGGCGAACTCACTGATCCATTGCGCACCTGATGGATCACCATACGTAACCCCAACGCGGCTGCTAAGCTGATGAGAGTTAATAACGCCAGAATGAAAGTCAATGGTTTGTCCTGTTTGATAATGCTCTCCGACAACAAACCAGTTACTATCCCCATCAACAGCGATCCATAGACAAGCAGTAGGATTAGTGGAACCGAAGTCCACTCCACGGTATATTTGCCAGGAGTCGGGGATATTAAACGGCTCGATGACGTGGACTTCCCTTTGAAAGTCTTTGTAAACCAAGCCGACATATTTCCTAAAATCGGCGAGATACTCTTGGGCAAAAGTATCTTCCGTGAGTTCTTGTTTGGCATTGTCTATCTCCTCCTTTGAGATGAAAGGATTATCATATGATGTGAAACGCCACGATCTATAGTCACCGGTACCATTTTGTCCGGAAATATACAGCTCATGAAAATGATTGAAACCTTTGGGAGTGGAAATAAAGAGGGCGGGAGCTCGGTAATCAGTGAGCGTAGGACGTAATACTTCTGACCATAACCAATCCCAATTACGTATGCTGGCAATTTCGTCAATGATAAGTCCGCGTAACTTAATACCACGCAGGGAGTCGGGATTTTCAGCACCCCGGAGTTCGATAATAGAGCCATTGCGTAAGGTGAGAGAAAGCTCAACTTCATTCTTCTTTTGAATGTACTCTTTAGGGATTTCATTTTGGATCTCCCTCCAGTGGATCATCTTGCTTTGCTTGTAATTCGGACTGACTATCCAGTATGTTCCTGGCTTGCGTAATGCCCAGACGGTAATGATTAACCTGGAGAGTACCGACTTACCGCTTCGCCTGCCAGCGCAGACGATCCTGAAGCGGTGTGGATCAATGGCAACTTCTTCTTGCCACTTACTTAATATCGATCTGTGCACCATCCTGGTTTACCACTTCAAATTTATTAAACTGCTGGCTGATAATGGCTGTTTCTTTACCCCTCATAGCCTTATAAACATCCAGCGCCTCATCAATTTGGGCGAAGGGTATCTTTTCTTCTATTCGTTTCAACGACTTTGCCGCCACCCTATTCTCGGTATGTCGGAATATGTCGAGTAATCTTTTTTCAAATCCCTCTAATTTTTCCGGTGTATCAAGTTTTGCTAAATCTGCAATGTAAGAATGATCGTATCCAACAATATCTTCTATTTGCCTTAGCGTATAACCCTCTTCCCACAATACTTTAGCGGCTACTTTTCTTTGCGGTGGTGGTAATTTAGACAGATCACTGGTCATGCTTTTGGTTCCAAACTAACCTTTATTTCATGCTCATCACCGACCGCTAATAGTTGTGCCATCCCCAATGAGTTCTCATCCGTTTGGTTGAACCAGAGGGTAAGTTTTATGCTCTTGTTCGTCATCTTTTCCACTTTCCAGTTTTCCAGTTCATTAAAATTGATCGTCATATTAAAAGTCATTCCGGTACTGGTCCATGTATAGCCCCAAGTCCTCATAATCGTCATTGGGGAATGGGTCGGCATCCACATCGATCTCACTCATCATCCCTTGAATGAGTTGCCTTAATGCGGTGGCTTTGACGAACTCGTTACCACATTCAGTGCATAGTGCATTAAATTCAGCTGCTCCTATCCACGCATTCTGGCAGCCGCAGGTGTATTTTGTGAGGCTTGATCTGCCCTTCCTTTTCTTCCCGATCTCGAACCAATCATCCTTGACCTTCACTCCTTCAGCTCTAGGGACATCATCGGGGCGTTGGATTCCCAGCTCGTGCATTAAAATGGCAAACGGGCTAGACTCATCCGCTACCTGGTAATGGGCGCCACGTACTGGCATGACGTTCAATCCAAGCTCTTTCGCTTTAGCGACGAACTCTTTATTGTGGGTATTCCTGCCGCTTTTGTATGGGTGATTGCCTCGGCCATGCTGCTGCCAAGCGTGGAGCATCTCGTGGGTGAGGGTTTCGCACATCGCCCACTTACCGTACTTGTATTCTTTCCTGTCATCCACGTCGATAAAATGAGCGGTGTTATAGGTGATCTTGTACATTAGCCCGTATTCGTCAGGTTTCAGTTCGTATTGGGCCAAGACATTGTTATTGCGTAGATTATCAAAGGCAATGAGCGGGTCTGGGACCTTGCGGCCATCTAAGTAAACCAGGCCATTAAAAAACCGCCCCATCATCTCTTGTCCTACTTGGTAAAGGAAGGCGGCCTGGTCACGGTATTCCCACTGGGCCGTTTCTGAGTGCTTTTGTATTTCAGCCTGTGGGTTGGTGCCGTTACTGATTAGGATTTCGTTCTTCATCGTTCGCTTCAGTTAATTGTTTTATATACTCTCCTATTGCCATGTCTACCATAACAGTTAGCGGCAGGTTGTATAGTTGGCTGAGTTTGTAAAGCTGCCGAATACGTTTTGAGTGGATTTGTGGCTGATAGAGGTTCTCATCATCTTTGCGACTAATTCTCTCCATACCCCATCATCTATTGTTGGCGGTAAGATGTCAAACCATCCTCCCGTTGTTTATTCCTACGGTGATATCCATATGACCTGTTAGCCTCTTGCTTACGACAATCAGGGCATATCCTCGCGGTAACGGCGAGAAACTCTTCGTGACACACATCGCAGATGTGCCAGGTTGATTTGTGGCGAGGGCCTGTTTTAGTCATTATTCTCCTGTCCCTTCTTTGGGGGTGGCTAGTTGGTTTAAACCTCCAAATCATTGTTGATACTTTCCAAGTCTTTCCTTAACGCCGATATTATTCGGCTTAAATCATGTAAGTCAGTCATCAAGTTCCTAGCAGTTGGTACCGGCTCATTCACAAATTCATTTGGTGTTATGGCCTCTTGGTTAGTTATGGATAAGACTGGAGCTAACCTAGTCCTTAACACTTGGTTGGTGTATTCTCTAACATCCATCGCCTGTTTCATCACCTCTTGGATTTTTGCTTGTAAACTAGGCTTTAAAGTGCCTACTTGGGTTGCTTCTACTGGCATCATTGCCATATATCCTCCTTTATTTATAACTTTTTAATAATGGTGATAACGTCTGATAAGGCATGGTTGTAGCCATTCTTATATTCATTATTTGGTTCTGATTCTTGGTAGTTGCTCATCCACTCAATTTCTTCTTTTGTTGGCTTTCTATCTATCCCCTCTACTGCTTCTATAGCTTCTTGGCGGGGGATAAAGTTTGTTTTTATCCAATTCTTGAGTGATGAGAAATTATCTTCAACCTCAAGTCCATAATCTCTTTGCCACTTTGTCATTACTTGGTCAAACTCATCCCACTTACTTACTTTTGGTTTCATAAGTTCCTTTAATATTTATCCATCCATCTAAGCGCTAACGCAAGGATAATGCCCGCAATCATGCCTATAATAAGAATATATAGCGGGGTTTCATCGTGTGGTAATTTCAATTTATCTTTTTTACTTATAGTGAATGTGCGTTTCATAGTTATTGCCAAAAGCTTTTAACACCTACGACGTGGGAACATGCCCAAGGACTGAATGAGTTGCCGGCACGTTGGTAAATCTTATGAGCACAATCTAAATTAGCTTTCCAATCGGTTTTAAACGCTTCCCCGCATGTTTTAGTGTGGATGCTGTTGACCATAGCGACTCCGTAATCAGTGCTACCATTCCGATTATGGTTGGTGCGCGTCTGGTCAAACGTGCTGTTTTCGCATTTTCTGATGATCGTTATCATGTCGGCAGCCTGATCTCCCCACAATTCCACAATGTACGCCAGTATCTTACATTTCTCAGTCTTGCAGTCCAGCGGCACAGGAACCGGCTTCTCCACCACCTTCTCTACCTCAATCACTTTAGCGTCAGACCGGGGATCAGCCCAGACTGCTTGCTTGGGTTGTAACAGTGTCACTAAGCCACAAGCCACTATCGAAGCTAACATAATCTTGAATGCTTGATAATTGCCGGTAGTGGCATACCGGCCGTTTCGGTAACGTCTCATAGTTACGCTTCCTTTCCGCTCGGGTACCTTTCGAGCAGTATTAGTGCCTCGGCGGGCTTATTTGAATACATGTAGTCGATCAGTTGTCTTTGTTTTTCTGGGCTCATCATTACCATGATGTTTTTGATGCCGATGCGCTCCAGTTCGGCGTGTATCTTTGGGAACTGGTAGCGTCTGGCAAACACGAACAGGTTTTCCGCTTTATTAAATCCGATCGACATAGTTACCCCTTCTTTTCCATTTTGTAGAGTTTATCGATAAGCTCAGAAGCTTGTTGTTTGGATAGCTGGCTCACGTGTTCGATGCTAAACCTGGCTTTCATCTCCTCTGCGCTAATACCTAACCGCTTAAGACTGCCAAAGATGGCTCGTTTCTGGTTCTCGGTGGCCTGCCCCTGTAACGGAGTATTAGTAGGCTCGGGTCGATTTTCTGGCTGTGGCGGCCGTTGTGGTTGTGGTTTTGGTTGTTGTCCATCTACCATGTCTTCAATATCTTGGGTAAAGAAGTCGGACAGGCCGCCAGTCCGTAAGACAGCATCGATCTGGGCTCGTTTCTCAGCGATCTTGATGGCGTTATTGACCGTCCAACCCTGCCTCTCGCTCAAGTGGGCAGCTCCCCGGCCTTCACCAACAACGGCGCCATTGGCTGATACCAGCTCGCATTTATAGCAGAACAGCCCTGGGGTCTTGCCGGTCATTTCCCAGGTATCATTGTCTCGCTCGAAAGTAGGACGGAAGTGGAACAGGGAACAGAATTTCTCGCTCCCCGGCTTGAACAAAGAGGGTTTGCTCTCGAACTCCCGTCCGTCACGGGTTTTGACCTTTATCGTGCCGTAGTCCACGCCTTCTTTCATGTGAATGGCGATAAAATCGGTGATGAGTTTGCGCTGCTCGGTCTCTTCGGCGATACGAGCCTGAAGGTCTTTGGTGGTCATAGGTACGATGGCGGCTGGGGTGACTTCGGCAGTGATAATTTCGTTCTCTTGGATATCGGTCATAATCTCCTTTGGTATTGGGGTCATATTATTTACTTCCGTGCTCCCAAATAATGTCAGAGGATGAGGCGGGTTCCAAGCCTCCCGCCCCATCACTCTGCCTCGATCCAGCGGTTTCCTTAGATGTGGTCAATTTAAAATAGAAGTCACTTACGGCCTTTATCTGTGCCTTAGTTATCTCCAGTTCAAGAGCAGCCTCTTTCAATTCGTCAGATACGTGGGGATCTTTTATCAGTTTAATGAGTGCAGCGTATTTCATAGGTATTTCCCCTCATTCATGCTAATTAACTCATCATAAGCCCGCTCCAATTGCCATTTGTTCGGCGCATCGGTCTCAAACATCTCGCAGGCAAACTCACAAACTGAGTCAGCCATAGCTTCCTTGTCTATATCTTCCTGTCCTACTGAAAATGATTGATTGTTCATGTGTCCCCCGACTATTTAATTGGTAACAAGCGTAGCATAGCAACCGAGCGGTGGGTTGTCAAGAACTAGTTTTCTTGGCTGCCTTTTTCTTCCTAGCCTCCACGCCTTTTTTGCTAAGTTGTCTTAAATATTCCGTTCCGTATTTATCCCTGGTTGCCAGACCGCCACGCTTACCCAATTTCTTTGCAACTGATGAGTAGTCCATAGTTTTCCCCTTAATTGATCCCAAAATAGCACCTAGCGGTCGGAATTGCAAGGTATAATTGCGACATCTGTTCTAGGTTGGATTGTTTTCCCTTATAAGGAATATTCGAACAATGAAACGGCGAGCGTCCGGAGAAGGTTCCATTTGCAAAGATTCCCGTGGGTATTGGATAGCCCAATTCACCACTCCAGACGGGAAAAGGAAACGTAAAGCCAGCAAGAAGCAGAGCGTGGTGAAAGAATGGCTGGCTACTTCGCTTGCTCAAGTTAGGGAAGGCACATATGTAGAAGACAGTAAGCTCACCGTCGCCCAATATTTTGACAGCTTCATGAATAATGTCGCCCCGCTTTCACTTAGACCACGCACGATCGAAACGTATCGGTGGGTGGAGAGCCATCTCATTCCCGATCTGGGGGATATGCGTTTGTCACTACTGAGGCCCTCCCACCTACAAGCCTTATACGCTAAGAAACTAGAAGCTGGATTATCAAAGCGTTCGGTCATTAAGATCCATGAGGTGACCCGCCGTATTCTTAATCAAGCGGTAAAGTTTGGGCTTATTGCCAAGAACCCCGCTCTCTCCGTCCAGCCGCCAACACCAGATAATCTTCCCATTCGTACCCTTACAGTTGATGAGATCCGAACTGTTCTAGAGCACATAAGAGGTACCCGCTGGTATCCGATCTACTGTATTGCTATTGGCTGCGGGTTGCGGGAGTCAGAAATCTTGGGATTGAGAAAACAAGACGTTCAATTGAATGAGGGGGTGTTAAGAGTCGAGCAAACGATCTACACCATTAAAGGCAAGGTGTTCATCGGCTCTCCCAAATCTGCATCGTCACGGCGGGTGGTTGGGCTGCCCGATTTTGTCGCCTTCTCTCTGCGTGAGCTATGGGAGGAGACTGAATATGACCAGCTCCTTTTCCGCACCAAAAACAACACCCCCATCGGTCCACGCAATCTTTTACGACATTTCCACAACACCCTTGATGAGTTAAACATCTCCAGGGTTTCGTTCCATTCGTTGCGGCACTTCTATGTCACGTTAATGATCGCTAGGGGAGCCACCGCCAAGGATGTGTCAGCGCTAGCCGGTCACTCTTCGATCCAAATTACTTACAATGTTTACGGGCACTTAATGCCTGGTTACCAAAAAGAAGCAGCTAAAAAGTTAGATGGTCTGGTATAGGTGTATCAATTGGTGTATCAAACACGATTAACTCAATAGACTGAATTGAATAAATCGGCGCGATCACGCCTGCATTAATGAGTAAATAGGCTTATTTAACCAAATTAACCCAATTATTTGTCCCGCCTATATCTTACACAGAGGAGGTCGCAGGTTCGAGTCCTGTTCCGCCCACTCCGATACCCCCAGAGATGGGGGTATTCTCTTTCTGTTAGCTATATATGGGGGAACATTAAAATATCTTCGCTTAACTGTATCAGTAGGTGTATCAACCAGGATAAAAAAACCGGCCAACACGGTGATGCTGGCCGGTTAAGCGTGAGGGGACACACTTTAGATTGTCAGTATAGCACACCAAAATACCTAGCGCGATCCAGACTTCTGGGTACAATTGATTTTAAAATCACATTTCCCCAGGAGCTGGCGTTGGACCTATTCAGTACTAACTTCACTGATGCGCTGCAAACACTTGTCACTTCCCACCACGGCGTATATCCCCGGTTGCCACCTAGAGATATTTTCTTTGAGGATCTAGTAGCCAGAGCCTTCAGGAATATAGGGATAACCGATATATCTCTGTCCACTCCGGGTCGTTCTAAAGAGGATATGACCATCTCCGGCGTTAGGCTTTCTATTAAATCAGAGACGGGATACGGGACTCGCCCTGACCTCATCACAATAACAAAACTGTCCACGACCGAAGAAACAGAGTGGAAATCAGAGCCACTTATTGCTCGGATAATTAGGCACTTGGCTGAGTACGAACGGATCCTTATGCTCAGATCAATCTGGTTATCACCACCAACCTTTCACTATCAGCTCTTAGAAGTGCCGATATCCCTGCTCTCCATGATTGCTGATGTGACGGTCACGCCTGCCAAAGGCAGGGGCGGTAATCCAAGCAAGTCTTTAACGGCCCCGGTCTCTATTGGAGATGAGGCTGTTTTTACTATTTTCTTTGATGCCACCGATGGAAAATGCGCTATCAGAAGGCTAAGGGTTGATAAGTGTCGACTACTGACACAGTGGGACCATCCAGTACCAACGGAGTGGCAGGATAACTGGCCTATTCGCACTTCAGAGACTTCCGGAACACGATCCAAAAAACGTGCTGGCGACGGGCATGATGAGCCACCTTCCAGCGAGGATCAACAATTGGGCCTTTTCGAATCTTGACGATCATATCGCATGGGCAAAAACCAGCCTCGGCAGCAGACTTCATCAGTTCAAAATGCGCCCACTGCATCCGATGGTTGTGGACATAGTCAGCTATCTTAACTAGCAGGATACCCTGAGGCCGCAATACCCGATAGGCTTCTTTAGAGAACACCGGGTAAAGATGGGAGAAGTTATACCCATTTTCCTTTGGTGACTTTTGAACCAAACCGAACCTGGTATTAAAATCCTTCTCTTTATCCTGGCCCTGGTTGGGAATGTGGGGTGGGTCGTAAATTACCACATCGAAACTTTCGTCAGCAAAGGGCATCTCTAGGTTACTGCCATTGACCGTCGGTTTAAAGCCGATCTCTATGTCCAATCCGATGATGTTTCTGGTTGTGCCGCGCCAAAATCTGCCCTCATTGATGGTCGCATCGAGAATCATATGGGGCTGAGACTTTGGGTAGAAATGAAGCATTAACTCCAAAAGTGGAGCGTCCTCACCTTCCCAAACCGATGGCAATGGCCGGTAGTCAGAACCTATCTCAAATAATTCGCCCTGCTGATAAGTGTCAGCCATGAAGTAATTTTACCCTATTGACACGACTCCGTTGGCATGTTGTATGTTGGTACTGCTTGCGGGACAGCCGCACGAGTGATAGACTGTCGCTAGTAGTCCCTTATCGGGTGCTGCGGAGCGACAGCACAGCACCACTCGATAGGGGATTTTTTATGATCACTAAACTATCAATCCAAGAAATAAGCCAGTCACTTCGGGCAGAATGAATGGCTTTTTTGTTGGAGTGATCCAATGGGGTCCACCATCTAGGACTGACTTACGTCAAAGGTAGATGGCCGACCGACCAAAGCAATCGAAACTCAACATCTAACTGATAAGTTCACCTCAGGCGCAGCGCCTAGGAAAAGATGAGAGAAAGCGAAGCGAGGGAGGGAAGGATAGGGACTTAATTTTATTAGGAACCGGAGGGTAACTCTAGGATACGGTTGTCATACAAGGAATTATGATATTAAACCTACCACCACTCACTAGCCTCAATAAATATATCGACGCTGAGCGCACCAACCGTTTCAAGGCAGCCAAGATCAAGCGGGAAGAAACGGAGCTGGTAGCCTGGGAGTGCCGGAGACAGAAAGTCCCCAAGCTCAAGAAACTTCGCACCCTTACCTTTATCTGGAAGACAAAGGATCGTCGGCAAGATAAAGACAATATTGCTTTCTCTAAGAAGTTTTGCCTAGATGGAATGGTCATGGCCGGGGTTATCCCCAACGATACCTACAACACCCTCCCGAATAAAATTATCGACCGGTTCGAGATCGGCAAACCGGGAGTGGTCGTCGTATTTAAATAAGGAGGACTATGACGAAAATGTCTTGGGATGAGCGCGGCCGCTGGCTGCACGGAGAACCGGTAAAACCACGGCCAAGCCCAGAGATCGCCTCACTCTCTGATGAGGAACTGTACGCTAAAAAGAATGTGGCAGAAGATTGGTTGAGAGACAATTTTGATCACCCAAAATACGCCCAAGCCCTCAGCCGGTACGAGCATATCTGTGACGAGCTGGAAGTCAGAAGAATCAAACACGCCTTCATTTAGCCGGTTCGGTCTGTTTATCCAACCACTTTAAAAGTTCACTTTCCCAAATTCTGATGTTGCGTCCCAACTTGATATGAGGGATCTGTTTCTTATTCGCCAGGATATAGATCTTGGCTTTGGACATTTTCAGCATTTCCGCTACTTCACTGACCGTCAGTATCTTGTCCACGGGTCACCATCCATTTATGTAATCGATGATCTTTTCCAAATAGACAGCCACAAGCGCCTGCCTTGCCCCGACTGGTAGTTCCTCAGTAAATTCTTTGGTGGGGAATCTTGGCAGGTCAGCCAGGCTCAATCCCTTCTTCAGCGTGAAGCGATCGACACCATTATCCAAACAGTCTTGGCACAGGTCGCTCCAGTAATTGGTGCAGACCCTACAGACCGGCGTGTTGGGAATGCGTATCTTTTCTTCCATATTGGTTGAGCCGTAACCGCCAGCGGTCGTATTTTGACCTGCCAGGGTAGATATGCAGGTTGGTTTTCGCGGATATGGCTTTGTTCGGGATGAGGTACGCATAGCGCAATTCTTTCTTATCATCGAGTATCAGTGCCAGAAAATAGTCAGCCTTACCTTCACGCTTCTGTATCCGAATATCGAACACATGACCCTGATCCTTATATTGTGATCGAGAGGTCTTCACCTCGATCCGTTGCCCGTTCCACTCCAGGTCATAACCAGTCTTGTTTGACAATGTAGAACCTGGTAACTTTCGCTGCGCCAACAGTTCTCCAAACTCTCCTAGCCTAAACACTTTTGGTGGTGGGGCATTCTTGCGGTGGTAGGCTCGAAAGTAGGCGAGCCTCTTCTTACTCCGTTCTTTTGCCTGCTTGCCCCAGTAACCGGTAATATATGGCATATAGTTCTACCGTAGCATGGGGGGTGATGCATGTCAATCACCACCTCCACGGCAGAGGGTTGGTCTGCCGTGATAACCTACCGTTTGGATCTGTGGTAGGCTTGACACTGGTTGCACCAGTGTAAGGTCAGGAACTCGCTCGGCTGTTCATCCTTTTTGGGCGGGACTACGATCGTCGTTAATCCCTTCGCCACATCTTTAAGGATGAGCTTGGCCTCGCGCTTGGCCCCATTCACGGACATTATGACCACCCCCTCTGCCTGCTTTAACAGAGACTTTGGCTCTGTTGCCGCTGATGTAAAGGTGCTAGCTTACGGTAGGCGGCGCTGGCGGCGCGACTCGCGCCTGCTGGTGCCGCACATTGATGAGTTCCAGTGCATCGTGAATACGAACCCCGTTCTTTCGGATCAATTCTTCTTTCAGCTCGTTCAACTGAGCCTGGTTGTGGTTGGTGTTGACGGTAATGGTCTGGGGCACGTGTCGTATGAGCGGGTCGCGCTCCTGCTCGGTCACCTGCCGCCTCATGACGCATTCCCGCTTTTTTAATTGCTGGAGCCAGTTAGCGATGATAAGCGATTGGCCCCTGTCGCCCTCCATAATGGGCCGAGAACGGCTGTTTGGGGCAGGCAGGCGTTCTCGTAGCGGTTCGTAGTGAAAAAGCTGTTGGGCTATCTCGTAGGCCTCGTCAAAGTTTGAGATGGCAAAGCAGACCACATTCCCCAACGACCAGATGTGCGGTCGCAGTTTATCGCTCATCTGGGACAGTTCTTGCATGACGATATAGAGCTGTAATTTCCGGCTCCGGTACTGAGGAGCGAGAGACGCCAGTTCCGGAGCCATGCCAGGAATAGCCATCAATGACCGCACCTCATCCAACACCAATGACACCGGCCCATCGTCTGGGTTGGCTGGACGGCGTCGTTTTAGCTCGGCCATGATCAATGAAAATACCTGGGTGAAGAGGTAATACTGCGGGGCGGGCTGGTCAATTAATCTCGCCCCATCAACAATGACCAGCTTGCCTGATGCGATAGCCTCTCTGGGCGTCCAACCTGGGTGGTAGTAGCCTAATCGTGCCTTCACTTCCCGGGTGTCGGTAATGTTCAAGATAGAGCGCAAGGCATAGGTTCTGAGTTCTCGCTCAGAGGCTTTGATGTCAGGGTTGAGGTACTCCCGATTCAGATACCAGGCAGTTTCCGGTATCTTGCTGCCGTACTTAGCGATCAATTTCTTGAGCAAGTTCCGGTCAACTAAGAGGCGCTTGGCCTCGGTGATCTGCCAGGTTTCTCTCGGGTCCACCGCGTCATTGGTAATGGCTGTCAGGAGCCTCATAAAGTGGGGGGCAATTTCGGAGAGGGCTAGCCCTCCTAAGAGGGGGGCGTTGGCGATCAGTTCGGGGGAGAGCTTTCTAAAGTTATCCACCACCCGCTGGAGCTGGTCCTCATAGGTGCCGCCGTACTCGGTTGAAAACTCAGGAAGAGGCATGACCCATTCGGTATTGCCTAACTGGTCGTACACCACCCGCTTTAAGAGTACCTCTTTCGCCTCATCGGCCAGGATAATTGACAGGAGCGAGTCAGTGATCGAACCAGACCAATCGAGGACAAAAATAGCGCGGTTAGAGTACTTCTTCATGTACTCCACCAGGTGACGTGCTAAAGCGGTGGTCTTGCCGGTGCCCTGGCCGCCGATGTAGAGAGTCCCCATGGTAAGCCCCCCGTCATAGAGCCTATCCTCACCGCACAAGACCAGAGAACTATTGGCTGGGTGATTGCCTAGAAACAAACGGCTAAGGGTTTTGAGGTTGAGCATGGTTCACCAGTGGGTACGCTAACCCGTCCTCACCCCAGATATAGATCGGTGCGGTCAATGCGTGACAAATTGTCACAGATTGAAATGTCTCCATGTCGGTAAAGAACACGGGCAATCCGGTGGGTTTGTTATTGATGACAAAACGCAGCACCCTATCTCTAGGCACGTCACAGACAAAGATAATGATCCCTTCCCGTTTGAAACGCTGGTTGATGGTATCCAAGTGCTGCCGGTAGGCGGACAGTTTCCCGTTCATCACGTAAGGGCGGCTGAAGTTATCAGCAGTACAGTACTCAAATAGGATCATTTTCCCTGAGCTATAGCGCAAACCCCATTCCGGCACTGAGCCGCAACCATAGAAGTAGCGCTCCTCAATGATCTCAGCGTGCATATCTGACCACCAGAACCTGACTAAGCCTTCGGTGCAGCCCAGGCCGTGTTCGACTTTCGAGAAGAACCCCGGATGCCGAACACGCCGGGGACAGGCGTACACTAATTTCTTACCAGACTTGGCGGTGACCAATAGTCCCTTTTTGACCAGCCGGGGCAGGATCGCTTCAGTGCGTCGGTATCGTTTGGTTGAGCCGGTAAACCACAAGGTAAAGTGGTCCTGGGTTGCCCAATGAAACAACTGAGCTGCTGCCAAATACCTTTTTTGTGATAGAGTCTGCACTCCCATATCCAGCTCCCTGAGGGATGGGGAATAAGCCTTGTTCTCGGTCATTCCCCATCACCATTATCATACGCCTAAGAGTTTGCCACCATCGACACGACCAGATAGATAAACCCGATGGTGAGTAACCAGCCAATGACCAGCATGAACCCCGCCGCTGCTCTCACCCCGTCACGGGTTGCGGGGTTATAGCCGATGGGGATGCCGCCGCTGGTGGACTGTTCGATCCAACTCCCAGAGATCCGGTCGATAGCCGTATCTACTCCCACAAACAGGCTGGCAACTGCCGTTACCATCAGCATGATGAGGACACCGATCACCCTGAGGACGGCCATCAGGGTAACGACCATCAGGTTCCAGATCAGTCCCACCAGGCACCCAGACATACCCACCTTCCATCAGGCATGACGGCGATCAGGATCGGGTCAAAACTGAGTGCGGCCAAGGCGGCATAGAGGACTCCAGCTGCTATCGTCCCGCCCACTACGACAGCTCCAACAGCCACTGCCCCCACCACCTTGCCTGCCCCGACCAGCACCTTCCCGCTGACTTCAGCCACCTCCTTGGCTGTCTTCTCAAACGCCACCTTGCGCCGTTCCCACTCCTCGGCCTTCCGCTGGCGTTCGGCTTCGGCTTCCCGTTCCCTGGCCTCTTCAGCTGCCTTTTCCCGCCTTAAGAGTTCCTCACGCATATCGTCGGCGATGAGGTAACCAAGGACCGGGATGTTGAGCGCCTTGAAGTTGTCCCACTTCTTCTGGATTTCCGGTGGGATAGTGCCGGTGTACTGTTCGGCGGGCATCACCCACCACTCACCGATCTGGCAAGGGGCGGTAACCATACCCCCCATCCCGATCACTTCCAATTCGTGTGTTTTTAAAATCACATTTTGCTTGTCCATTTGACACCTCCTGGCTATAATTTACTCAAGTATTACCTCTTAAGACAATACCTCTCACATCATCAAGGAGGTCTTAAATGGCAGGGGAGAAAGCGGATCGGATTCAGAGCCTCAACCAAAGTGAAACAGAGGTATTGCACTACATTTTCAGAGACCCAAACTTCAAGGTCATAGACGTAGCCAGAGAGTTATACAGAGGGGAGGGTGGAATCAGAACCAACCTCACCGCCATCTTTAAAAAGCTAGAAGTGCCGGATGATGTCGATAACAAGCGGGAATGGGTGGTCAGAGAGTATTCAGAGGCTTACCAATACGTGTTTAAGAGGGAAGAATGGGAAGTAGAGCAGGCCGCTCAGAGGGTAGCGGGTGAGCCGGAAATATTCATCAATCCCCCTGATCCGATTTTAGTGGAACCAGCAGAGCCTCTGAAACAACCAGAGGCCTCTCAACCAACCCCACAGCCAGTAGTTACCAGAACTCAGAGTGGCCCTAGTTGTGGAGAAGCTATTAGCCTAGTTTTAGGAATCCTTCTATTAACTGTTATCTTCTTTTTAGTTGGTGTGCAACTAGAACATAGTTTTTCTGGATTTCTAGGCTACTATCTTGGCGTTACCCCTCGTGACCATGAATCCCAACCTCCCGGGACAGTCCTGTTTGTGGACTCGTTTGATTCAGATCAGTTATCTCCAGAATGGGTCATACTAGGTGATCAGCCAATAGTTGCCGACGGTGCTGTATCAAACGATGGATATTTAGGTCTTTCGGTAGGAGATGATAGTTGGGTCAATTACATGATATTTGCCAATATCACTGTGAAAGGCTGTACCGACGAAAATAAACGGTCAAAAATCGGGGTAAGATATAATGGCATGTTTTTCCTCTCCGCTTACGAATGGTCATCATGTGATTATCTAACAGATACGGTCCTGGCTCCTGTGATCACAATACAGGGGAATCACTATACGGTGGTGTTGGACGGACAAGAGGTTGTTTCAAGCGACTTCAACAATGATATCCCCGAATCAGGTGGAATATTTATAGAGTTTTACGGGAGTGCTTTAAATAATATCCTGGTGGTGGCGTTACCTTAGAAAATAGCCAAGGTCCCTATTTTCCTGATTTTTTGATATGTTTTTTTAGTACCTCCGGCTGCCTGATGGGGGGTACTTCTTGCGGTTTCCCAACAGGCGGTCCTGGGGTATTCTTTTCCGGAGGAATAAAGGAATTAATGAGGGCCACAGCTCCAATAGCTTCCTGATCGCCGTCCTCAGCCATACCACTCAATAGTTCCATGACTGACTGGTAGCGCTCACTAGCTCTGATGTGGGCGTATACGGCTTCGTCAAATTCTTCGGTCATTTGGTCTCGGTTACAAATTTACTGACAATGTTTATAACAAGCTGTAAAGCCGCCCCATAAAGAACAATAGCCGCATCTTTGGGTGAGGCTCCGTTTTGAATGGAAATTAAGAATACTAAGACTAAAGGTGCGGTGTACTTCCAAAGGGATTTCCCGATACTGGCCCATTGATCTTTGCTAATTGACCATCTAGTTGAAGTCATAGACCTCCTACTTTTTAATTGTTATCTTCTGGTTCCAGATAAGATAGAACAATTCTTTGATGGTAAGGGTCACTTCTCCCTGCGTCTGCTGTTGTTTGAGGGTCTCCACCTGCACCTTCAACTGTTCCACCTGGACGGCTAATTCGCCCTTCTCTCGGGCGAACTGATTGACCTGGTCTGTCCGTTCTTTTAGCTTAATTTCCAGTGCAATCACTTCATCCTTTAGTCTGCTAACCTGCTCTTCTCGGTTCTTCACTTCCGCCTGGGCTGTACCCAAGTCATTGGTAAGGGTAGTAATCCGAGACTTAAACCCTCCCACCACACTCCTATACCCCTCCAGGTCTCCTACCGATAAATCAGAAGCAACACCATCCCAGTAAGTCGATTTCTTAACCAGGTTTTCAAAGTCTTTCGTTGGGACTGCAACTGTATCTGCCATATTCTCCTTTAATAACGGTTCTTGATTGATATATCCCAGATACCCGTCATCCCGGTTTCTGGGTATTTTGTAATAACCCCAATGGAGGTGAGAACCGGTGGAAAAGCCGGTATTATCAGCCCACCCCACCAAATCACCCTCTTTGACTTGTTGGTTAATGTTGACGTTGAAATCTTTTAAGTGACCAAGTACCGAACCTTCTTTGTCACTTTCTATCTTGATATAGTTCCCGTACCCATCAGCATCAAGCCGTTTCTCTTTAATCACTCCATCGTGCGGCGCAAATACCTCAGTACCCATAGGAGCACGCAGATCAAGGCCATTGTGGCCCAGAAGTCCAAATCGTTTATAGATATCGGGGTTGGCTCCCCAAGGTTGAGTGATGTAAACATTTTTAAGTGGCCATCTCATATTTACGACTTTTTCCCTCGCGGCTCATTCATCCTGGTAAAGAATAGAATGAACCACTCAATTACCCCCCAGATTTTCTTGAGCACCCAGGTCACCATTTCCAGCACTGATTTGTGGGTGATGCGTTCGACAATAATGATGATGGCTAACAGTAAAAGTACCTGCATACTTATTGTATATTTTTCCCTCTAGATAATTCAATGATATGAGCCAAGGCCCAGAGTCCTACAAATATAGTGATGGCCCATTGGAAGGACGGAGAGTTGGGCACGCCATTGATATATTGGATGGCGTTATAGCAAAGGAAGGCAGCAATTAGGACATTGGCGACACAGATCACACAATTGGGGGTTTTTTTGATAAGGAACATGGCGGCAATAATAACTAAGACATATTCAAAGACCCTGATATAGGCAAGAAGGTTTGGTTGCATATTAGTTACTCCTTCCTAACCAGGCAGCAATTGAAGCGGCGATGGCCGTGAACGAGGCTTGGAATATACCCATGTTCTTTGTTTGGGTCTCAAGGGAAGAAATGCGCCCCGAATGGTCGTCAGCTAAGTCGTTCATCTTATCCAGCGTCTTTTTTATCTCGTTGATATCCGACTGAATATACTCCAGCTTGGTATTGATAACCGCCAGGTCTATCTTCCCATTTGCCATATCATTTCTTTTTCTCTTTGTCGATTTTGCTGCCATATTTTTTAGCCCATTTTTTGGCTATTTTGGGGCGTTTTGCAAACATGAACTTACGTTGTTTAATACTGCGGAATGGCGTATTGACTCCTATATTTGCTGGTAATAAAGACAATTGGCTATCGAAATATGTTTGATCTCAACAGCAATAGCCCCGTTATCACTTGAGCGGCTACCCCAAGTCCAATCGACCGACGTGTCGTTTGAGTCTTTGAACTCAGTACCAATGGATATTTCTCCGGTATTTGCTTCCCCTAACTGACTAAATCCACTGCCCTCAGTGTAGGCCCCCGCCAAAACGGAGAATATTGCCCCATAGGTTGCGTTTGATGCGCCTGAGAAAGCGCTTAAGGTAACTGTTAATCCGGTTTGACTTCCGCTATTACTGTTAGAAGCTGATTGAACGACCGCATTGGCTCCGTTTGTTCCACCAATGTCAACATTTGAGAACTCATTAATACTCCAGGCGCATTGATTCATTGTTCCTGAAAAACCAAATGTGACCGCTCCTGGGGTTGGTGTAGTTGTTGATAATGCCCGATAGACGTTTATCGTCCAAGACGATTGCGTTTTTGAGGTTACGCTAGTCCACGTCAATCCATTTCCAGTAACGCTTGATGGTGTTCCGCTCGAGGCGACCGCAATTAGAATTAGTTTATTTGCAGACGGACTAATTGATGCCGTAGTGTAACTTGACCGATCAACATCATCATTCGCAGTAACCAGGTGTGTTGCTGAAATTGCCATATTTATGCGAACTTATTACCGACTCCGTAATAAGCACTCCCTACATAAGTAATAACAGCGATGTTCATTTTCGAGGCTGTCGTCGTCCAAGATGGGGTGGTGTTATCCGCCCAAGTGATAGTGTCAGAGAACGTGATTGTGTTGGATCCCGAACCATCTTGAAGCATGTAAAGGGTAAGTGTTTGTCCTTCTGAGGCGTTGGAGAAGGTAATGGTTAGGTTTTCGTCTAAAGTCATTTTCTGGCGGTCGCCACTAGCCCAATTTACTGTTTCAGTAGCTCCGACTGTTCCTAAATCCTTTATTCCAGAAACCCTAGGAAATGCAGCCTTTCCTTTAAAGGTTGGGGCTATGCTTGAATCACCCCCGGTAGCTTCAATAACTGGTCCGGCTGTAGTGGCTGCATTGGTTATAGTAATCTCGTTAACTGCGGTTGCCGCTGCATCCAGTTTAAGAATCTCCTCGCCCTCTGAGTTCTCAAAATCTATGCCTGTGTCTGCTTCTCCGGTAGCTGAGATAGTGGGAAATGCGCCAGTAGCGGCGTTGGTAATCGTAATTTCATTAACGGCTGAAGCGGTTGAACCAAGTTTGAGGGTTTCGTTGGTATTGGCATCGTAAACGATAGCGAAATCGTGAGTGCCGTCGTCGTTATGGCCAACCAAGATGTTATCAATGACATCGTTCCACATATCAGCGGTTAAGACACCCTTGATAGTGGCTCCTGAGGGATGGGTTTGAGCTGATCCGCCTTCTAGTCCACGATTAGCTATGGGAACAGTTAGGGCTCCACCGCCTTTAGTCGTAGCGTAGGCATATTCTTCAACAATCTCGCCTTCAGACATGATGACCATCCCCTCACCGGCAAAGTTGGTATCTGAAGTCAGGGGGGCGCTGGTACCATCGCTGGCTAAACCTGATGATAGGGTGGTTGAAGCGCTGTTTCCCTGGACTTTTTTAAGATTGGGTGCGGCCATAATTTCTCCTTTAATACAAAAAAGACACCATTTTCAGGTGCCTTGCTAGTTATTTACTAGAATAGGTTGCTGAGGTTAGTTTAACGGTATTCGGTTTACAGTCAAACTACCTTCTTCACTTTGATCTTAGCCACTGGTCGGCGCTTACGCCTGACCTTCTTCACTTTGATCTTCTTGGCTTTGGGGATGGAGACTTTGATGGGTTTGATTTTAAGGGCAACTTTCTTAGGTTTCTTTGGTTTGGAAAACCCACCATAGCTTTTGTATTTATTCAGGGTGTCTTGTAGATCCTCGATCTTATTTTGGACGGTAATCAGTTCTTTGGCGTCCTTGTTCTCGTCTAGTTTAGTTTTGTAATCTGTAAGGTAGTCAACATAGGCTTGGGTGGTGGTATTCCAGGTTTGATAGTCTTCAGCCCGTTTAAGCCTGTCGGAAACTAAGGAGTATTTAGCTTCGAAAAGGCCTTTTTCGTCTTTTGCCCTGTCTTTTTCTAAACTACTCACGCTCTTTGTTTTGGTTTCCCCATCTTCGTTAACGTAAACAAATTTCCCGTTCAATTCGTAACCATCATAGTCTGTCCCGTCTATTGTGTATGTGGTTGGCTTTGCCTCTCCAGTCACGCCCCCAATCTTAATATTCTTTCGTAATATAGATAAATCTTGTTCTTTCTTTTTAGCATCAATAAACTGTTGTTGTTGTTCTTGAGGAATATTGCTCACTGGAGTACCAGTTATCTTATTAACAATATCCTCCGCCATCCCTGGAATTGGTTTCAATTTAATTGTTGGATTACCCGCTTCAGTTGTCCCTATGGTTGGTATCTGTTTCCCATAAGTCTGGGAACCAACCCCAAACAACCCAGGAATGCCCATTAGATATCCTTTTGGACCCCACTCTTTTTGCAGGTCGTACATATCCTGAATTGACATGGGGATGATAGTGCTAAGTAGTTCTGCTGGAATATTATATGGATTTCCTGCTGGATCCTTTCCCTCAAACAGTTTGGTTACAAAGGCGGCGATTGGTGCCTCTTTTGATTCCAGGAAACTTGTTAAAATATCTTTCCTTGTAGGTGATCGATAATTCTCCCCGAGAGTCTGGAGTTGCCCAGTAACGGTATTTATTTTCTGGCCAGTAATCATTTGGGCGGCTGCACGAATATACTGCTGAAATCCGCCCCAAATGTCATACCGAGTATTGCCAATCTTTATTTTTCCGAAATCAGCACTTCTTGGGTCATTCTCTACATCAGCACCGGCCAATTTAGCTAAACCCAGAACGGTTAATCCAGTCCCTGCAAAGGTAAACAATGACTTGAGTGCTTCTTTTCTTACCTGTGGTTGCATTCTCACATATGAGACCGGATTTAAGAGCGTTAACCTGGAAGCCATAAGACGAGGTGAGAAAAATAGGCCATTAAGGGCTTGGGCAGCTCCCTCAACACCACTTGGAAGATTGCCTCTCCCAGTAGCTGCGTTGACAAAGTCTGCCGCGCTTTTAAGAAAGGCCGGATCATCACCCAAACCAATATTCTGTCCACTTCTCACTATATCATCAAAAACATCGGCCCTAATCTTATTAAGAAATCCAGTATAAGCCCTTTCTGATGCCTTGACCAAATGACCAATTCCCGGTATTCTTTCGGCCACATTAGACATAAAAGCCTCTTCTCCTTGGGCAAGTTTTGAATTGGCTTGGGTTAGGGCTAGTTTATTTTCCCGCATAATTTTATAGGTGGGTCTTGAGGATATTTCATCCATAACTGACTGATAGGCTTTTTGACTACTGAAGCTCTTGATCATTTCGCCGAATGCTGGAACCCATTGTTTTGGTCTGCCAACAAGGAATACTCCCTGTCTTAATGGTGCCGATAGATCGATACTCGACATAAGAGTTTTAGGAATATTCAACACATCCCCCAACGTTGCCATCGCCTTTTGCATGAATGATCTTTTATCCAACAAGGCTTTGGTAAACTCTGGCCCATAAACTTCATCAAGTAATTTGATCTCATTCCTAGTTGGGATTGCTCCCTCAAGCACCTTAGATAATCCGGTCTTAACGGTCAGCTTTTCCCACTCTCCCAAATTAGCATCGTTGGCTTTGTTAAATAAGGTATCTATGTCTGGCTGTGTTAAAGACTGCCTCAGGCTTTCAAATTGTGCTTTGGGAAGTTCCCCTTTCAATGCGCCTTTCTCAGCGAAAAATCCCTTTTCTCCACCAATTCTTTCCCTTGTGCCCATCATCTTGGCATATTTCTGGCTTCTCGCCTTACGATACATTGCCTCTTGTGCGCCTCTAAGTGGTTTGGCCTCTTTAAGTGCTTGGACAATCTTTTGCACCGGGTCAATTGACGGTTGTGCTACACTAATAGGAGATGGCTGATTGGTATGAGAAACTGCAGGATTGGATATTTTACTTGGTGTACTTTGGATTGGCTTCGATTCCAGTAATGGTGTTTTTGGAATGGTTGTGGCGTTAGCTGGTGCTTGTGCAAACTGTATCTTCCCATCCTTTGTTACGGTAAAGTCTGCTGGGTTTGCTCTGCCAAATCGCGCTTTTGCCTCAGCAGCAAATGGGTCACTTCTCAATCTTGCTGCTGGTGACATTGCCTCTCTTCTTTGCG